CCGGAAACGTGAGGTGCCTTTAAAAAGCGCCGACACGTGCCGGGCGAAGATCACCGACAAAGGGAAGCAGCCGAGGGCAAGGTCCATAAATTTCGTCGACTTGCCCGACGTGCCTAACATTCCGGGATTGGCCCCAGTGAGCCCGGATAGGTACGATAAGGATACCGCCATTGCCGGGATCAAGCATAGGTATGCAAGGAACGTACCTGTGATGGATCCCAAGCTCAATCGCCGGTTCAAGAGGTTCGTAGCTAGGTGGGTGAGATCAGCGTATCAACCGCTTAGCTACATTATGAGCTTCGATGAATGGCTGGCAAGCACATCGTATAATGAGCACCGAAAACAACAATTGCGCGAGTTTACGATCGCATCGTTAGGGGTGAGTTACATTACCCCGAAACTAGATGCGAACGTAATCTGTTCAGGGCAGTGAAGGCTTTCATTAAACTGGAAGCCTATCCTTGCTACAAGAACGCTCGCCACATCAACGCTAGGTGTGACATAGCGAAAGTTGTTTTTGGCCCCATTTGCAAGAGCATGGAGACAGTGGTTTATGAAAATCCTTGTTTCATAAAGCACGTTCCGTTACCGCTCCGGCCCGCTTTATTAAGGTCGTTAAAGCAGACTGGTTGTCGGTATTTAGAGTCGGATCATACGGCTTTTGAGGCCCATATGTCTAAGGACGTTATGGAAGTCATTGAGGTAACAGTCATTGACCATCTCTTAAGTAAATTTCCGAATCTTACGGAGCTCTTTGCGAAAGTCGAAATGGGGGAGAACCACATATCGTTGGATATCGGAATAAAGGTGGTAATGCAGTACTGCCGATGTTCCGGTGATATGTGGACTTCACTCTGCAACGGATTGGTCAATCTGCTGTCGTTCCTGTTCGCGTGTGACTTCATAGGATCTAGGTTCTGTGGGGGATACGTGGAAGGGGACGACGGCATCTTTGCCGTGCAGGGTGCTTTACCTAGCTCCAAACTCATGGAGCGCCTCGGGTTTGAGGTAAAATATGTAGAGCACGACGATCCGGCTACTGCCAGCTTCTGTGGGTTAATTCTCGCAGGGGATGACATTATCCGTGATCCGGTGAAGTTCTTTCAAAGCTTCGGATGGTCGGATAGATTCATAGGTGGCAATGCCGCAACCAAGCGGCAGTTGGCACTCGCTAAGGCACTTTCAGCGCTTTACGAGACGCCCAATTGCCCCCTTGTATCTGCAGCAGCAAGGCATGTCTATAACAAAACTCGTGGGGTAACTCCGAGGTTTGATGGCACGTCTTACAAGCAGGTACCCCGTGATTTCAATCCGCCGAACACTCGTATTTCGCCGCAGACCAGAGAGTTGTTTGCGGTCAAATTCGGAGTAAGTCCAACCACGCAGGTGAGCTGGGAAGCACAAATCGAGAAGGGAGACTTCTCCGTGCTCTCCGACTTGCCAAACGTCCATCCAGACGTGCGTGACTACGCGACCCGTTATGTAGAGCGCCAATGAGGCGCACGTCGGCCCCACCGTTTCCCGGTGGGGCACCCGGCCTGTGGAGTAACGTGATGCTTTTCTCAAAACGTAGACTTGTTACAGTCTCCGACCATTTATTTGGATAAGAGAGGGCTAGCGCCACGGCAACCGGGAGTGTGGGGGCCTAACTGGAATTCCAGTATAAAAGGCATCGGGAAGTTCGTATACGAGTGCAGATAGTCTAACGATAAGGCTGCACCATGATACGCGTCCGGTGCGCGGGGCAACCGCTATATAAATTCGCATGGCGTACCGCGCTGACGCTGCACAAGC